GGACCGGGGACGAGACTTTGCCCACGCCTACCTCGCGAACGGCCACAACGCCTCCCAGGCGGCTATCACGGCGGGGTACTCCCCGAAGACCTCCTACGCGAAGGGGTGCCAGCTTCTCCACCGGCCCGACGTGGTCGCGATCCTGGACGAAGAGCGCAAGCGCCTGGCCGACGAGAACAAGGTGACCGTGGACCGCGTCATCCAAGAGCTGGCCAAGATCGCGTTCGGTGCCGAGCGGGATGCAATCAAGGTCAAGTCCCTCGAGCTGCTGGGGAAGACTCTGGCCATGTTCGTCGAGAAGGTCGAGAGCAAAACCACCATGCTCGACGCGGAGGGAAATCCTACTCTTCCCACCGTTCGCGTCGTGTTCGTCAATCCATCGAAGGAGACTCCCAGTGTCCCAACCCCTTGACTTCCACCCGTCCGACCTCTCGGGCTATACCCGGTTCGCCGAGGGACTGCGGACCATCCGCTCCCATGACGGCGGGATCACGTCCGCCGCCTACCAGAAGCCCGACGGACGGCTCCGGCTGGTCGCGTTCTTCCACTTCGGCCCGGTCGAGATCGGGACGACCGATGTTGCTGACGGCGTCCACGGGCTCGATGTGGACGCCCAGGGGTTCGAGGGGTTCGAGGGAGCCGAGCATCTGCGGGACCTGGCGCTGGAAGTGCTGGCGTTGCACGTGCCGGTGTGAAGTAGATTTGACTGAACGCGAGGCGATGAAGCCTCGAGAGGGATCCACCCATGGCGACAGTCTCCGACATCCTACAGATCACCGCCATCGCGATCGTGGCCCTGGCGGTCTTCCGCTTTGGCATCCCGTTCGCGGTCCTAAAGATCGAGAACGCGCTGCGCCGATTCTTCAACCTTCCGGGGGACGCATGAGCGATCCAACCGAGCACCGATCCTGCGCCACGTGCGCGACCGTCTCCTGCGGCTACCACGGCTCGACCGGGTCCGTCTGCGACAACTGGGCAGCGCCCAAGGATCCCGAGAGCGATGCCATGCGCATCACCGAGGAGAACTACCACGCCTTCCCGAACCATGCGACGGTATGCGTCCTGACGCTGGCCTGCGGGTTCCACGTCTCGGGTCTGTCGGTCCCGGTGGATGGCGTCCCATTCGATGCGGAGGCAGGCAGACGGTCGGCCCGTCGCAAAGCCGTGGGCGAACTGGTCGCGTTCCGGACCTTCCGGGGGCGGCTGGATGCGTTCGCGGAGACCAAGAACCCATGACCAAGGGAAACCCATGAGAAAGCTGTTCATCGGCCTGCGCACCGTCGAGGCCGAGCCCAAGACCCTCCACCAGCACCTGTTGGAGCTCGACCCGACCACCGACCTGAACGACCACGCCGACGGCGACGGCTTCGTGATGGTCAACGACGAGGGCCATGCCGTCTGGATCCCCGCCGAGATCTGGCACGACACGTTCCGGGCGTCCGCCGCGCAGATCGACCAGGACGCCGTCTGGAAGGCCGTGCGCGATGTCGTGGAGCCCGCGGAGTCCAAGCCGGTGCCGACCGGGCCTCGCGTGACGCTGGAGGGGATCCTGGCGAAGGTGAAGGGGGAGGAGTTCCACAGGATCGGGGACCGGCTGACGCTGTGCATCCTGACCCTGGAAAACGGATTCGTGGTCACCGGGGAATCGATCTGTGTCTCCGCCGAGAACTACAACGAAGCGTTGGGCCGGAAGATCGCCCGGGACAACGCCATCGCGAAGGCCTGGCCCCTCGAAGGCTACCTCCTGCGGGAACGGCTGTACCGGGACGCGGGGCGGAATAGGTCCATCGCGAGGCTGTGCTACGAGATCCTGCGGGCCGAGATGGTCAAGGATGGTGCCGAGGTCGTGCCGTTCGAGAAGGCTTCGGGCGACCTCCAGGCGAAGTACATGGGCATGGTCGACGCGCTCCGGGCGGACATCACCGCGCCGAACGAGTTGTGCGACGCCGCCGTATGTTCGCACATCTTCCGCGCCGTGGTGGGTGCGCTGGCGTGAACGGGGTTTTCCGCTGTCAAGAATGGGAAGATGGTCGCCTCATCAGCGACCCTTTTGACCTTGAACTTGAAGGACCTGACCTGACAGGCATTGAAATTGGACACCTTTTCACGGTCGAGGGAAAGCCTGGCAAGTACGCTGTCGTCGGGATTCCCGGTGCGCTGGTCCAGGAGAATCCCCCCGCGTGACCCCCGAGCCCGGCACCCTGTACGTCCCCGAGAAGCTGGCACCCGTGCTCTACGGGTCGTCCCGCTTCGGGTGCGCGTACGGGGGCCGTGGCGGCATGAAGTCCCATACCTTCGCCGGGTGGCTGGTCACGGAGGGAACCCAGCGACCGCTCCGCATCTTCTGCGGGCGCCACATCCTCAACACCCTGCGCGAGTCGGTCCACCAGCTCCTGAAGGACAAGATCGAGGCGCTGGGCCTGTCCCGGTTCTACCGCATCCTGGAATCGGAGATCCGGGGAATCAACGGGACGCACATCTTCTACGGGGGACTCCAGGCGCACACCGCGGAGTCCTTGAAGTCCCTCGAAGGCGTGGACATCGCCTGGCTGGAGGAAGCGAACTCCATCCCCCAACGGTCCCTGGACC